GTATGCAAAAGCAATATGTTCTGCAATGTGTGCTTCCATAGCTGCAAATATTTTATTAGCATTCGGACTTTGCCCTATAAGTTCTCTTATTTTAGGGTCGTTAATAAATGCTAAATGAGCTTTGATATGTGCTTCGTGGTCTTGATATATAAACGCCTTAACAGGTTTACTATTTATAATATTCATGTTCTCTGTAACAGGGTCCATAGGTTTTATATTATCTTTTCGTGGTACTAATTTATCAGCATTTTTAACACCTAATACATCTAACATCTGACGGTTGAGTTCTACCATATCGTAGATATCTGGATTCTGTTGTGCCAACTGCATGACTGCTTGATACTGAACTACTTTTTGTGACATGGTTGCAGCATTAGGGTCACTTACAGGTATTACTTCACATTGGTCATAGTCACTTTGTTTAGCCATTTTTGTACCAGTATCAGGAGTGTAAGAATAATCTGGTGGACAAAAATCTCTAATAATATTTTTAAGTAATCTAAATTCTTGTTTCATTGCATAATGAATACGGCTTTGTACCGCAGACATTACCTTCAGTGTTCTTTCTAATATTGCAAGAGTTGTACCTACAGGTGCATTAGCTGACATGTCAGAAACTTTTAAATCAGCTGCACTAGCAAACCTTCTACCTTCATCAATAATTTGATTCATTAACTGATTAAGAACTTGACTTGGTTCTTTATAAGGAAGTGGTAATATGTTATCTCTAATACTACCTGATGGTACATCTACATCTCTAAACTCTGCTGGAGAGATAGGAGTATCATCACCTTTGATTCTAAGTCCTCTAGACTTAAACCCACCTGGTAAATTAGATAGTGTACCTGCATCTACTAACTGTCTAAGTATCATGGTTCCAGATTTAGCAAACGCACCTATTAAGTGTATTAGTCCAAAATGATAAAAGCCAAATCCTGGCACATAACCATAATGCACAAAGTGTTGACGTTTTTGTTTAGTTCTATCATCTTGACTATAATTACGTCTGATAGCTAAAACCGTATTAGTGGATTTTTCTATAGTTACTACATAAGGTAGTGCAATCCCTGTTTTCTCACCATCTTTATCAGTATCTTCATACCCTTCTAAATCAAGGTCAACATGCATTTCTAATATTTTAAAACGACTATCAGTAGTTGCACTAAAACCCATTTTCTCAGCTATCTTTTTTTCTACATCATCTAAGTCATAAGTAGGTTCACCTAAATCTACGTCACGGTAAAATCCTCCAACCTGTAACTTACGTAAATCATTTCCTGTCTTACGCATCACATGAGTAACACGTTCTGCTGTTTCTAAATCTGAAGCACCGTATGGTACAACTATATCTTCAGCTGGAACATACATAGATACTTGACGTTGTAAACTAGGGTCGTAATAAACTTTTTTAAATGCGTTACCTGCGAGACCTAAACCCCATAACATTCTTTCGTGTTCTGGTCTAAACTCAGTCATCTCTTCAGTGAGTTTATAATTCATGTTCTCTCTAACACGGTTTGCAGCATCCATGTTATCTTCTGTCTCTTTACCAATGATAGTTGTTTTAACTGGACCACTTGCTGGGAACGTTTCAGTCATAGTCTCTGCTTGAAACTTAACAAGAGTTTCTGTCATAAGTGGGTGATATACGTTACATGCTCCTTCCCAAGGTTCACTTCTATCCTCTAATTTCAAACCTAAAAGGTCTAGTCCTTCTACATAAGTATCAAGCCAATCTTTTCTTGATGTAACATCACCAGCATAATCTTCTAATAAATCACTAGCTAGTTTTTCTAAATCATCCTCATCTATTTCTTCGGCAAGGTTCTGATTAAATTCATCGTCATCCATACGGTCAGGGTCAATGTTAATTTCCATACCATCAACATTAATATTAACTTCGTCTGGGTCTACTATTTCAATTTCTAAATCAGGTTCGTCTTTAGCAAGCTCCTCCATACTTTTTGGAGCTTCATACAAACCCTTATCGACATCAGCCATAAATTTTTCCTAAGAAATGCAGATTAATAATAATACTAAAAGTATAACACTAATTGTACGAGAATGTGCATCATGTTTTTCTAAAACCCAATCAGCTTTCTCTTTTATAACATTAATAAATTTATCCATTATAAGCTCCTATTTTATATAACATAAAGACGTTTCTGACCGTGCCTTTTAAAACTCGGTATATCATCTTTTTCATCACTCGGCAACCTAATAAATCCGCCTTGTCGAAACCGCATAAGAGCAAGGGTTGTCGCATCCACTAAGTCATCATTTGCACCTGAAGGAAAGTCATTACATTCTTCAACTACCTCATGTGCCCATCGTCTATCAGGTGCCCATACTATGCCTGACCTAAATAAATCAGATACAGCATTGACACGACTAATTTTATCTTGTCCTTTACCAGGAGTAAACTCTCCTACAGGAATACCCATACGCCTAAACTCTTGGTAGAGTGCAGCACCATTTGACTTTTTCTCTACCACAAACGCATCTGGCTCCCACGCCTTATATTCATCAATACATAGTTCTTTCAACTCTGGAAACTCTAGTCTTTGTTTAATAGCATCTAATAACATAATATTATAATTATTAGTTTCTGGGTTGAGAAACACACCCCATGTAGTCAG